AATCAAAGGAAATGGGAAATGATGACACCAGGAAAACCTAAACCCCAACCCTATCAAGAATTTAACTGGAGAAAGAAATGAGCAATAAAGAACAGGAAGATGATCCTAAAATAAACATTAAACTAACAAATGGACAAACACACCCTATTGGTAATTGGACTTCTGCTGAATGGTTTTATGTTGGCTTTAAGTGTGCTTTAGAATATGGGTTTCCCCAACCAATAGAAGAAGATGAAAATGACTTTTTTATTCATCAGGAAAACAATAGAGATGCTTTTTTTCATGGTATGGCAGTAGGTGAAGAATACAAACTTCCTGATGGGTTTGTTCGTTTTGATGAGCATGGTAATGAAATAACAACTAAAGAACACCTAAGTGAACATGGATGGTGTATGAAAACCCCAATGGAGAAAGATGATGAGTAAAATAGGAAACCTAGTTATACAGGCACAAGAAGATGCTGTTGATGGAATGACCTTACCTAATTTCTTAGAGGAATATGGTGGTGATTCTTTATGGATTTGGGAAGAGGTAAATGGTGAAGCACCTGATGAAGAAGAATTTAGACAAAAATCCTTTTTTGGTAAATCTTTAGAAGAACAATCAGATCAAGAAATACAAACAGAACATTGGGCAGATGATAGGCGAATACAAATTTCAGACTTCTAATGATAAATAATAAAAAAACTATTTATAAAGAATTAAAAAAAACCTTTGATTCTATAGATTCTGAAAGGTCTGTTGTAGGTGGTCTACTCTTAGATTCCTGTTTGGATCGTGTTATGGGTACTGGTTTGGTATCAGATGACTTTAGTAATGACAAATTAAGATATGTATTTTATTGTATTATAGAGATGACAGACAAGAAGATGCCTGTTGATATGCTAACTACAAGAGATTATATCAACCTCCAGGAACAACCTAAAAGTAGATCGTGGGCAGTAGACTTCCAAGACCTTGCTTTTTTGACTGAAGATTGTATTGGTACAGATAATATTGAGGTTTATGCAACACATATCCGTACTTGTAGAATTTCTAATGATATTGAATTATGTAAGTTCAACATTGATTACGATAACTACCAAGAAACTGTTGATGAGATTCAGAAGTTAGAAAATGAATTATTAGATCGTGATGAAAACTCTATGAGGAATATTGTATCTAAAACAATAGATTATATAGATGATGTTACTGTAAATGGTACAGGGTTATCGAGTGGTTTTGAGTCTTTAGATGCTCTCACTTCAGGATTTAGGGCGGGATCACTAAATGTTATAGCTGGTAGACCATCTATGGGTAAGTCTACACTTGCTCTGAATATAGCAAATCACCTAAGTGTTGCAAAGAATGTACTCTTTTTCTCATTAGAGATGAGTCAGGTACAGTTGATGCTTAAAATTGTATCAAGTGAAACAAATCTACCCATGCACAAAATTGAACGAAACCAATTATCTGAAAATGAAGAAAAGATTTTCTACGAAAAACTTGCTCAAGCTGGTAACAAGAATATGAGTATTGTTGATAGGGGTGGATTAAGTGTGAAAGATATTTCTTCAATGGCTAGAAAAATGAATACAGATAGAAAACTTGATATTATCCTGATCGACTATCTACAAATTATGCGTTATGATAAGGGGAGAGAGATTTCTGAATTAGGTAACATAACAAGAGAGTTAAAGTACCTCTCTAAGGAGCTTCAGATACCCGTACTCCTATTATCTCAGTTGAGTAGGGGGGTAGAGAGCCGAGAGAATAAAAGACCTTATATGAGCGATTTACGCTCTTCAGGGGAAATTGAGCAAGATGCTGATATTGTCATGTTTGTTTATCGAGATGAATATTATCATAAAGATACACCTGATATTGGATTAGCAGAGTTAATCGTTGCTAAGAATAGAATGGGGCAAATAGGTTTTGTGAAATGTGAGTTTCATGGGGATTATTCTAAATTTAAAGATGTGGAGATTGATATATATGGCTTATCTGATAAGAGTTAATAAATATACTGAGTCGGCAAAAGGAAAACCTTGCCAAATGAGATTAGAGGGTTGTATGCCTGATAATGAAACTGTGATTTTCGCCCACTTGAGTGGTGCTGGTATGGGTTTAAAAACACTTCCTATACATGGTGCTTACCTATGTTTAAATTGCCATGATATTTATGATGGTAGGAAAACAGTTGATCCACCTTATGAAAGAGAGTTTCTTGAATTAGAAATGCTAAGAGCAATAATAAATACTCAAAAGTTAATGGTAAAAACTGGTATAATCCCCCTATAGTTTTTAATTTTAAATAAGGAGCAATATATGTTAGATAAAATAATGAATAGTGTTGGAGTGGCAACGGAAATTGGTATTAAGTTAATAGGTTTAGCTATTATCTTACAGATCATATTTGGTCATTCTGTAGCATTCCTGGGTGGTTCGACAATTTCGACAATCATTGGTATCGTAACTCAACTTGGAGATGCTGGTTTAGTTGGGATATTGAGTGTGTTAATACTTTGGAAACTTTTAACTAAGGACTAATATGGATAAGTTTATGCAAATGCTTACAAAAAATCGTGGTATGGCTATTTTTGTAGGTATAGTTGTGGTGGCTGTAATAGCATCATGGCTAGGGCTTTAATTCTGAGCCATACAAGACCACATCCTATCAAAAACAAACTGCAACACGCAGTAAGACATAGCGTGTTGTGGAATCCTAGAATAATTATTAATAAGAAAAAGGAAAGTAAAAAGAGAGGATTGTGGTGTAATGAGTATACACAGAGTAATTTACAGAGATAAACCTAAAGAAGCAATATTTAGAACATTAGTTCAAAACTTTTTTAATAATAATCCTGACTGCGAAGTAGCAACAATATCAATCACCAAAGATAAACCTAAAAGGAGTGATGCTCAAAATAGGCTTTTTCATACTTGGCGAGATATAATTGCAGAAGAAATAGGTGAGTCTAAGAAAGAAGCCAAAAAACAAATCAAAGAAAAATTCAATATAGTATCAACTAAAGACTTAGAAGTTGAGGAGTTTGTAGATTTTCTAAGAAATATTGATGATTTTTTTGGTGGTGAATATCAAATAAAACTACCCAGAAACGAAGATTATCATTTGGCTATGTACAATGTTTACAAGAAATCATAAAGAGAAATTAGAGGATGTTAATGACACTCTAAGAGAAGCTATGGAAATTGCAAGGGAAGAAGATAGTGAGAGGGATCTTGAAATGAGAAAACTTTTGAAATCAGCAATACAGACTATAGATGTTGTTACAGGTGGTTTCTATGCAGGAAATTATGAGGATGGTTTTTGATATAGATCCTTGCCCTGCCTCAAGACCAAGGGTTTCCAGATGGTCTACTTATTACCCTAAGAAGTATACTCAGTTCCGAAATGAAATGAAAGCACTAACAAGTGAGATGGAAACGACTCCCTCTGAAAAACTGATTAGTGTTGATGTAGAGTTTAATGTCAGAATACCTAAATCTTGGACTAAGAAAAAAAGTAAAGAAAAGAATAGACAATATTGCGACAATAGTAGTGATATAGATAACTACCTAAAGGCAATACTTGATTCCCTAAATGGGGTTCTTTTTGTGGATGATCGTCAGATCGTAGAGGTTTATGCTAGAAAGCGATATAGTGATAAACCTAACATTAAATTCGCAATGAAGGAGTTAGAATGACTGTAGAGAAATTGGAAATGTGTGAGTTGTTATCAAAGGATTATGCAAATAGGGCATCTAATAGGGGAATGGATTATAAGAAGTCTTATGATAGTTATATGACACGAACACAGAAACTAAAATCTCAAGAGTTATTAGAACGATTTTCAATAGTTGATAAATTTAGATCGATAATTAAATCTAATAGACAAGAAGAGTATATAATAACAGTTAATGATGATGATTGTGAGGATGGGGTGTGCAAACTATAGCAATTATAATAGTATTACAAGTTATAGTAACCCTACTAACAGGGTGTAGTCAATTAGAAGCTAAATTTGACCAAGTGAAAAAAAATAATGAATTTGAACCACATGATACTACTTTAATATGTAGACCAGCAGATGCAATAGGATGTATAGGGTGGGCTGGAAATAAATAGTTTACAATAACTCAAAATTATGGGTATATTTGAAGAAGATTTAACAATAGGACAGAGTGCAGAGAAAGATGTTCTCAAACTATTACAAACAAAATACCCTGGTGCTTTTATTATCGAAGGATATTGTAAAGAATATGATATATTTGTACCCGAAACAAGTAGGGGTTATGAGGTTAAGAAAGATTATAAGAGTAAGTACACAGGTAATATAGTAGTAGAAGTATTTATGTTTGATAAACCATCTGCTTTAATGACCACTAAAGCACACGCATGGGTTTTTGTAACCCCTAATCAATATACCTTTATAGAACGAGAGAGAATAAAAGATTGTATTATAGAAAACAATTTACAAGTGAAAACTTTTATTGGCAAAGGAGATACTGAACCTAAAAATGCCTATCTAATAAAAGAAGATTTACTTTTTAGTTATGCTTATAAGATTATAGAAAATGTCTAAGGAATGTGTACACACTCAGTTACATGAGGCAGAGGTTATTGATTTTACTCAGGACTCTGAGTATATAAGAATGTTTGGTGTTGATAAGAATGATTGTGTACATACTAAATTATATAAAGCTCAAGCAGAGCTTATAGATTTATGGGTTGAAGAAGAAGAAAAAAGACTACCTCCGAAACCACCTATGTCACCTTTTAGTTAGGTTTCATCTACTATTTAAAAAAGAAGCTAGTGCATTAGAAAATCCTTCTTCTAAATCCCCAAACATTCCCTTCGTAAATCCTTCATCCTTTCCAGAAGTTCTTATGGTACTAGCACCAGCTCTAGCAAAGATTTCATGTGGTTGAAGTTTGTAAGTATCATTGCTGTGTTTATTTTTATATGTTTCATCCATAAATGCTCTAGCAATAAACCTTCCAAAACCCTCTCTTGAAACTTGATTCAGATGTTCTGTTTCTGGATCATTCATCCATCTTTCATATAATGCTTGTTCTGTCCACTTTACATCTGTTTGTGATTGACCAGGTTGTGTTCCCTGACCTGGGGGTGATTCATTTAAGTAATCCCCCATAATATCACTCATAGCTCTATCGCCACCAGCAGCTACATC